ATGAAGGGAGGGGGTGCTTTTTTTATAGACCCCCCTACCCTAAAAAGATACATTAATTATGCTACGATGTTGCTTGACATTGTTTTCTTAACTTTTTTATAGAGATTTGTAAAATCGTACTTGATTATTTCATCGATAGCCCTCTCAATTTCAGAATTATACTCTTCTTCAGACATCTGATCTGAAGTCTTTGCTATGCGAGACAAGTAAGCACTTGAATGGTAGCCTTGAGTTTCATCGAACATCCACCAAAGGATGAATTGTTCAAACGGATCATATGGATTGTCTGTTGTAGTTAGAGCAAAACACTCAATCATTACAATTCACTCCTTTCGGTCTTAAAGTATTTCGACACAGTAGAAGCAGATACACCAATGGATTCTGCTATTTGATCAGTAGTATAACCCGAGTTCTTCATAGATTTGATCTTATTGAGTTTCGCAGGACTTATAGTCAACGTTGTTCGTGGTGTTGCAAGCTCTTTAACTCGATCAAGATCTGCATTATCCAAAATCTGCTTTAATTGGTTTTCTGAAATAGCACCAGCCTGAATGGCTTCCCATTCTTTGTCTGAAATGAAGATGGGTTTTCGTTCCGCACCTACTCTAAGCCGTGCTTCTGTTAGTGCCTGCTGGCTTAACTTCTTTATATCTTTTTTCGATAAATCAGGATTCTCTTTCTTCTGGGCTGCGATAAAAGAATTGGCCATTACTTGAGCTTTCCGCTCACGAGGGGCATTCTTCAGAGCTGTATTCAATCGTGTATTTAATGCAATAACTTCCGTCTGGTATTTAGCTTTGCTTTCTGGAGAGTATTCAATCTTTCCAGTATTAATCATTTCTTTTCTCGCTTGATTTGCTAAGGACTTCATCTTGTTTGCGTAATCAGCATATGCTAATTCCATCTTAGTTCGTCGATCAGATATCAGCTCTGTTGCATCTTTAGCTTCAGCCATTTTGGTGCTGCGCTGAGTACGTGTTTTAACAGTCTCGGTAATTTCACCAGTTTTCTTATTTACTTTTTTTACAGTATACGTAATATCATCGGCTGTTTCCCAATATTGTTCGCCTGTTTCTTCGTTAATCTTCGGACTACCCTTACGTTTCAATACTGAAGCTTGAGACTTTGACCGCGAGATCAAAGTGGAAGCGCCTTCATGATAACTACCATCATCATCGTAATTACCTTGATATTTCTTTTTTAGAGCGGCAATTCCGTTTTTAGATTCACTGGCTTTGTAGTCTAATTTATGCTTTTCCGCATCGATAACTACCATGCTATGGCGTACAGCACGAGCCAATTCATCCTGAACAGCCCCTTTCAAAGTCATATCTGTAATCAGATTCGAAATGACGCCCATTTCTTTTTGAGTATTGGCTTTGGTCATATATTTCATACCTTTTCGTTCAGGATATGACATTTTAGCATCAAAGCCTTCCAAGCGTTTTAATGCCGGTGTCGAGGTAATCTTAACTTTGCTTTTGGCCGAATTACAAGGAATAATCATAACCGTATCGCCGTCAAAATCAGCACCAGATAACCGTGCAGCGACCTTAGAATTAATACCTATCGCATCTAACGGGGTTCTCCCTAATACTTTTTTACCCTCTTGTTGTTTGTTATTAACTTTTAGGATTGGTATTTCAAAAGTTCCACCATGAGGATAACGAATGAGAGCAACGGTTTCACCATCTTTAAAATTCGGAGCATATACTTCCGTATCTTTAATCGATGTTAAAGGGAGAATAACCTGATATTTTTGCCTTGGCAAAGCCGCTGCTTTTAAATGAACAGCCGCTGAATCACAATCATCAGAATATGATTTTAACAATCGCTTTTTAACTGTTGGATTGTTTAATGACAATATTTCGTCTAACTCCGCTTCTTTATCTGCTTTTGTCAGGTTCAATTGTTTCTTTGCAAGACTAACATTTTGTTTAGATAAAAATTGAGCTGGCAATTTATCATTCCAAGAGTTCCAATCGCCTTCATCTGCGCGCTTATTAATTAAAGATAATTTTTCTGTTCCATCAGCATCAATATAAGTGCTTTGACCGCCTCGTTCTTTAATTAAAGAACCAAACGGATTGTTTGGATTATCAGATATTTTCTTTAACACGTCTCGTTTTGCAACATCTGATTTTTTGTTGGTGTTAAATATAACATCAACACCATCTGGCATGTTATCCGAATAAACCGCCATACCTTTCAAATATCGATCACCATCCACGAGGATTCTAACTTGAGCGTAATTTGCTTCCCCTAGAGATAAATCTTTTACACCTCTTCGAAGTTCAATAGCACCATCCTTATCAAGTCCACCATCCTCGGCATATCGAATTTTCAATCGCTTCGAATCCATGCTGGTTGGGTATTCAAACGGTTTTCGATATGTGTCGCCACCATCATAGGTAACCACATAATCTTTAACCGAATTAAGTTTTTCGGTATCAAAAATTTCTTTATGCTCTGTTCCGGGTGGACACACAGCCTTTATAGTCGTCTTCTTCCCTGGGTTGGTAACCTGATCGATTCTTCCACCATAAGTTGGATACCCTTCCAACTCTAAAATATAAAGCGCTTCTTTAAGTTTTTCTCGTGAAATATTTAATTCTAGCTCGACACCAGCACCGACATCGACCATACCTTTTTCATCAATGATTTTTTTCAACATATCAGCTGTGCTACGAGCCTGTCTCATCCGCGCTTCTGAATTAACATTTAATAACGAACGAATAGAAGATTCGTTTGGATATCCCATAATTTGGGCAATTTCGTCCAAAGTTTTTCCATCTTCTCTAAGGCTCTTAGCCTGCTCAACTTTTAACAATCTTTGCTGATTCTTTGCATAAGCCACTTGAACCCGAAGTTTTGTTGTCGTTGTGTCCATAGCAGCCGCAATATCTTTCTCACTAAACCCTTGATTTTTGAGTTCTTCATACCGGCTTAATAAATCCCCAGTCCTTTGATGTGGATTTTCCCCACTTCCATACGGATATCGACCAGAGTGGCGTGGTGTTCCATAATGCATCAGAATATCTTCAGCAACGGGATTCATTATTAAACCTCCTACTTGTTTTTAAGTTCTGCTATAATGCGATCAAAAGTAATAATCTTATCGCAGATCGGACCAATATCTTCCACGGTTGGTTTCAAATAGACAATATCATCGTTCTGATATAATCTTAGTTCCATATCAATTTCCCCAGGTTTCACATCATATTCCAAACAAAAAAGAGCCGCATATATTTCAAGCTGCTCCATGTGTGCTGGGGTAATCCCTGTTTTTAAATCATGAATTCGAAGCAATCCATTTTTAAAAGATATCGCGTCGGTCGTTCCAAAACAATTATCTGAAAAATATAAAACTTGTTCAGGTATCATTCTAAAACCAATAGCATCATTCACATATTTGTTTAAAGTTTTATTCGACTTTGGAAGCTTCTGGCCCAGCTGAATGCATTGAGCCGCAAAATTATGGAGAATAACACCCCGCTGTGTTGCTAAAAATTTAGAATATGATTCTTCTACCTTCTCATCTGAGTAATTTACCCAATGATAACGGCTTGCGCCGAGGAAAGCATGTCTTCCTTCAAGATTTGAATGTTTGTTGAAGATCATCCAAAACCTCCTTTTTGTTCTCGGGATAAATAAACTGAGCAAAAGACATCACGTTCATCTGATCCACATAATAACATTGATTTGGACGGTGTTTTGCTTTCGCACTTTGCTTACACTCTAACGCCGCCCAACGATCACCATACAATATAAGCAAGTCCGGAATCCCCTGAATATAACTTGCGTCATTTTTCAGGACAATGCATCCAGGAAAAAGCTTCTTAAGATCGCTTATCAGATTCGACTGAAAATAACTCTCCAACATTCTCTCGTCTCCTTCCAAAAATTGTCAAAAAACAAAGAGCATGATTTTTTCATCCTCTTCTCATAACAGTCTATGTATTTTTCGCGAAAAAAAAAGAGAGCCTATGTATAATAAGCTCTTTTAAACATTAGCGTTGTGTCACCTGAATCGGATCTAGAAAAAATAAATCAGAACCAATTTTATATTCCTCAACCTCCGCAACAATATGAACATTTGTTCCAGGAGTAATATAAGACGGTAAATACAATTCTTTTATTCCCAAGTCTGTTGTATTCACATCTTCAAATTTAAATTGAGGACCAGTGTTTGCCGTATTCTCATCGACGTAATCACCACCCATCAACAAAATATCGTAACGGGTATTATAATCACCATGATTTGCAACGTAAGAAATACATCCATCGAATACGATTGTTTGACCCTCATATTTTTCAGAGAATTCTAAAAACGTTGCAGAATCTGTACTGGATAATAATGCCGAGACAGCTGACGTGTCTACCTCGGTTGAGGTCGTCGATGGTGTAGCGGACTCCACCGTTGTCGGTGAAATAGAAACTGACGGGACGCTATCCGAACCCCCTTCGGTCAGGCGTCCGACA